TACCCTTGATGTTAACGGGGGATTATTGGTAAAAAATACTGCTGGTACAACTGCCCAAATTACACTTATCAATGCTGATCCTTCCACTGGTGGTAATAATGGTTTTTTAGTTCAAACAGTTGGTGGTACTTCAGGTGGTTCTTATGTTGATTTTCAAGGGTATTATGGTACTTCAATTGTAGGATCAACTGCATTAAGGCTTAATCCAGCTGGTGGTGCAGTAATTGTTAATAGCACTACCAATACTGGTGAGCAGTTCCAATTAACTGGTACTTTAAGAATAAATGGTCAAAGTTCAGGCACTGCTGGTGGTTCATCAGGTCAGCATTTGATAATTAATTTAGATGGTACTACATATAAAATAGCTTTACTAAATCCTTAATAAATAAATAATGAAACAAATTCAACCAATCCAAATTTGGGTTAATGGTCAAGAGCAAACTGGTAATTTTATCAATGCTTATATCATCAATGACAATTTGAAAGATTCAGCGACTTTCTACTGGGCAATATTTACTGCTGATACTGCTGGAATCCAACTTTCTCAAGGCAATCTGACAATGGTAGAGCCGGATTATTCAGTGTGGGATTCAACTGCTGATATTAATGCAGCTGCTTATACCTGGATCTGTGATCAGCTTTCCTTAACTTTGATTCCATAACAATTAAAAATTGACAAAATGAACGAAAAACAAGCATTGGAAATTATCAAGGCAATTTTGGATCTTGCTACCAGTAAAGGGGTTTTTTCTAAAATAGATGAATCTTTTACTGCAATCCAGGCATTTAATGTAATTGCTGAAAAGTTTAAAGATGAACAGGCTAAAGATGCAGACACAAACTGATCCAACATACATTGCCACATTTAGCACTGTATTGTTTTCCCTATTGGGAGTGCAAAATATATCTGAACTGGCAAATATTGTTTTCCTGGGTGCCAGTACAATATCCTGTGCAATTTCCATCCTGGTAGGTATTAAACAACTGAAAAAAAAATAATATGAAAAGAATACTTAAAAACATTAAGACTTCATTTTTTGGGTCTATTGCTGGTGGATCACTGATCCTGGAAGGTATCCAACATAAAAACTGGATCAACATAATTGCTGGTATTGCAACTGCCATCACTGGTTTACTTGCAAAGGATTCTGATGTCCAATAAGAAAAAAATTTATATTGCTTTTGCAGTTTTATTTATCCTGTTAATTGGAAAAAAAGTGAGTGCATTAAATTTAATTAAAAAGTTTGAAGGTCTTGAATTGACCAGCTATCCTGATACGGGTGGAATCTGGACTATTGGATTTGGTGCAACGATCAACAAGGATACTGGACAGGCAATTAAACCAGGTGACAAAATAGACCTGGCAACTGCTGAAAGGTGGTTGAAACAGGATGTGGCAGAACGTGAAAAGAAAATAAAGGGATTAATCAAGGTTCCTGTTACTGCAAATCAGATGGCAGCAATGGTAAGCCTGGCTTACAATATTGGTACTGGTGCTTTTGCTTCCAGCACTTTGTTAAGGTTACTTAACCAGGGAGCAGATAAAAAGCTGGTAGCTGATCAGTTTTTGAGGTGGAATAAAGTACAGGGAAAAGAAGTCAAGGGATTGACAAACAGAAGAAAATTGGAACGGGAACTGTTCCTGAAATAGATTTTAGGTTCATAAATAGAGGTGTTACAGGGGGAAATTTCAATTTCTCCCTTTTTTTATGCCCAAAAATTTGGAATTATCAACAAAAGTTATTTAAGTTCGCATTGACAAACGATTTTCTTAAACATTTAAAACGAAAAACAAATGAAAAAAACTACACTTCAGATCGTTCTGATCGTTCTGCTTTGCCTGTTAATGTGTTTTGCTGATTCTTTATGATCCGTTTACTTGCTTGGGTAATATCAGTTATTTATCTGATAGTTTTAGGCATCCCCATTGCCATCGGACTTTTGATCATTTTACAAATTTTATCAATTTTTAAATTTATCAGCAATGTTACAAAACAAACTAAAAAGTGTAATCATTCACCATTATCTTCAAGGGATGATGACTTTCTTGACCAGTCGGAATGTTCATTTCATTGAGCATCCAGGGGGCAAAATAGAAATCTTTTATTCTTCAGAAGAAATCTTATTTTTAATCGGTTACCATTTCGGAAGATATGCCGAAATGCAGCATAATTAATTTTATGGAACTATTTAACAATTTACGGGAAACTATGCTGGAAATTGAGCATATCCAGCAGAAAATAAATAATTTGAAAACCTATCAAATGTCTGGTGATATTTCCAACATCAGGATATATTTTAATCAAGGTCAAAATAATTGTTTATTAATGCAGCTGGATACTGATATATCCCTGGTTAATGAAATTAGGCTTTTGATCCAGGCAAGTATTGAATTATATGAAAACCAAATCCAGGAACTAAAATTAAATTTCTAAAATGAAACCTTACACAATTAACGGAACAAAGTATTGGTTTGAAGTATTTATTTCAGCCAATGAACCATTTATTTTATTGTCCACAAATGAATATCCCAGCGAAGGACTGGCAAAAATTTATTTTTTACGCAAATTTTCAATGAAATTTGCAATGGAAGATTTTGTGAAGTACGAAGCCAATATAAAAGAACGCAACACACAAAGAAACAATGAAGTGCGTTAATTGCTCAAAACTTTTCACAATAACCCAGTACAGGGGCAAAGTCGGGAAACCACTTTGCCCTTATTGTTTGACCTTAAATTTTAAAAAAAATGTCACAAAGAAACAAAGATCTACCAGCAATGCCAGTTCACCCAATGCAAGACAAATTTGGTCAGGTGATCCTGATGGCGGGAATGTCAAAGCTGGAAATAACTGCACTAAATATCCTGTCTGCACAATTACGCAAAAACAAAATTGAAGATCTTTCCCCTGAAGATATTACCTACCTGATTGGTGAATCTTACAGTATTGCAGATCAATTTTGTGCATACATTGAAAGTAAAGGTGAAAAGGAAAGTAGCATAATAATTTAAAACGTGTAACCAATGACAAATGATCTACACGAAAAACTATTAAGCCGCAAATTTAAACAAAACTACCAGCCTGAAGATGAACAAGTCATTTTTACCATAGATTCAAAGGTCATAGGTTGTGCGGGTGGGGTGGTATGCTTTCAAGGTGCACCGAAGGCTGGAAAGTCAACCTTCATCACTTCTGCTATTGCATCAGCTTTTACCACTTGGGATATTTTTGGGATGAAATTAAACTTTCCACCTAACAGAAAGCGGATCTGTTATATAGATACAGAAAGCAGTGATTTTGACTATTACAGGGTATTGGACAGGATCAGAACGCAAATAATAACTGATCATTTGCCCCATAATTTTGATAGTTTTTTATTCAAAGAAGATTCGCCAAATGAAATAAAGGAAATGACTGAACTTTATTTACAGGAGAATCCTGACTGCTCAATTTTGGTACTGGATGGAATACTTGATCTTATTTCAGATTTTAATTCGGTGGAACAATCTTTTTATCTGATTCAATGGTTAAAAAAAATAACAAAAATTCACAATTTACTGATACTTTGCGTTCTGCACCTGGGCAAAAAAGACCAAAACAGTATTGGTCACATAGGATCTTACCTGGACAGAAAATCTCAATCAGTTTTGAAAATTGAAAGGAATAAAGAAAACAAGACTATTGATCTGTCAGCAACTTTTTTAAGATCCAGTGATGAATTTAACCCAATTTCAATTTACTATTCAGGTTCATCCTGGACACAGGCACACAGTGCCCAGGACAAAACAGGAACATATATTTTCGGGATGGAAAAGACCAGCTTAATTAACAGGATTTTATTTGAACCTCGTAAATATTCTGAAATGCTTTCTGACCTGGAAGAATTTACCGGGAAAGGTTCCACCACTTGTAAAAAACTTTTAAAGGATTGGTTGCTGGATGGATCAATCATAAAGTCAGGGGATATGTACAAACAAAAATAGGATCAGTCGCCTGATCCTACTTGACAAATGATCTTCCAAACGAAAAACCACTTTCCCTTCATTGTAAAAATAGAAAATTTCTAACAAAATGAAACTTTATACTGCCATTATTTTTTTTAAACCTGAAACGGGAATATTGCCCAGGAAGTACAGGAATATTAACAACGTGCCAAATCTGCTCAAATTTGCGTTAAAAAGTGGTGGATGGTATGTGAACCTGTACAATAAGAAAACAAAGGAATTTGAGGGGCGTGAGTACCTCACAGAGGCATCCTAACAA